TTATCTAAATTAAGAACTGATTTATTACATGAAATACAACATGCTATTCAAAGAAGAGAAGGTTATATAGGTGGTTCTAGTCCTCAGACAATTTTAAATGATATGACTAATGGTACTTGGGGTCTAGATATTCAAAAACTAGCAGATGATAAAGATGAAATATTAGAAGATTTTATAAAAGGCACACCAAAGTTACCCATGAATGATAACATGATAAATATATTTAAGTCAGCTACTGATAAATTAATTAAAAGAGAGTTTAAATATATGTATAAAAATATGCCTGATTCTAAAAGTGCAAAAGATTCTTTACCTAATAGTGCAGGTACTTATAAAGTCAATATAGCTGATGACGTAAACAATGTAGATTATGATGGTAAAGCTATTACTTTTACACCAAATGAAACTTATCTAATCAACAAAATAGGGGATGAATCTAGTTTTATAGAATATATGAAATTTCGTGCTTTACTTGAACGTCAAGCTATACGTTTAAATAAATTAGAAGAAAAAGCTATTGAAAAATATACATACTCAACTGGAGAAATGCAGGCTAGAAGAGTAGAAAAAATGGATGTTTTATATCAAGATGCTATAAAAGACTTACGCAACAGAGGTATATTAAAGCCAAATGAAGTTCCTTCTAAAGAGCTTCAAGATAGAATATTCAGAGGTATAGGTGTTAGAGATACTGGAGAATATAGAGATTTATTCCCTAGTAAGTTTGAAGGTCAGGGTGTTTTACAAGACCAAAAAATAAAACCACAAGGTACTAATGTTGATACGTATGCTAAAATAGGGGAACAATAATATGCTAAGACAACAAATGGAAATGTTTGAAGAGGGTGGTCTCAAAGATGAGGGTAATACAGTAGACCCTGTATCAGGTAATGATGTTCCTCCGGGTTCAACACAAGAAGAAGTAAGAGACGATATACCTGCACAATTAAGTGAAGGCGAGTTTGTGTTTCCTGCAGATGTAGTGCGTTTTATAGGTCTTGAAAAACTAATGAAAATACGTCAACGTGCTAAAACAGGTCTTAAAATGATGGAAGATATGGGTCAAATGGGCAACAGTGAAGAAGCTATTATGCCTGACGATTTACCTTTTTCTTTAGAAGACATTGACATGGATGACGATGAAGAGTATAATGATGGTGACATGGATATGGCTCAAGGTGGAGTAGTCTATGCTGCTACTGGATTTGGTGGTACAACAACTAAGAAGTCTGCTTTTGACAATACTGCACAGAGAATACAACCTATGCAATATACTCCTCCTCCAATACCAACATCAACACCTGCAGGTGGTTTTACCTATGGGTCACAAGAGGGTGCAAGTAAAGGTAAATTAAAGTTCCAAGACTTGTATAAAGATGTTGGAGGACCTGATGAATATAGGACTTATGTAAATGATGCTGGAGCAGAAATACAAGTTCCATTTAAAGGTGGTAAAATGTTAACGGGTTTTAAACTTCCTGAAGGATTCAAACCTAAAACAGATAAAGTAGATACAACTACAACACAAAGTGCTAAAACTAAAAGTGCTAGGGTGGAGTCTACATCAGATGGTGGTGACTCTGAAGTATCAGATTTAGGTGGTGCTAGAACAACCATAGGTGGAGTAGATTATGCTGTATCTTATAATCTTGACGGTACAGTTTCTTTAGCTTCCGTGGATGATTACAAGGCATCTGGAAAAGCTAATTTTAATAAAGTTAATCCTGAAATAGCTGATATGATTAAAACACAAGCGATAGGGCAAATAAGCCAGTTAGCAAAAGGTTTAGGTGTAAAAACTATTGCTATAAATGAATTAGCTAAAAAGATGGGCATGAAAGTCCCCGGAGTATCAAAGATAGAAAGAGCCGTAGTAAAAGCTAAAGATATACAAAAGAAATTTGACAAAGGCATGAGACCTCAAGATATATTTGATATGGGTAAATCTTATTTAGACGATGAGTTTGAAGATAGAACAGGAAAAGACACTAAAGGTGTAGAAGGATTATCTGAAAAAGATATGAGAGATATTCAAGGTGGGTTAGAATTTGGTAAAGGCGATCAAATAAATCCGGGTCTAAGCGATGATTTTATGGATAATGTAGGAAAAGGCATAGACAAGGGAATATCTGATGATCCTACAAGTGATTTAGGTGGTGCATACGGTCCGGGTGGCGATCCAACACAAAATGATAACAATAACTTTAGTGACCAAAGTGATAACTATGGAGGTAATGAGAGTGGTGACAGTGACCCCGGAGGTGGTTATGGAGACAGTTCAGGCTCTATGGGTGGAATGGGTGATTTCAACATAGGTGGACTTGCAGGTAAAAAGAAAAAGACTAAAGTCAAGAATATGAAGCGAGGTGGATTAGCTTCACGTTAATAATCCACAATTAGAACTAGCTTACTTAACCCCCATAAAGGCTACGTTAACCCTAGGAGAAAAAAATGGCTGAATTAGCTAAAGATATAATGGTGAAAAATGCTACACCTAAAAAAGCAATGTTTGTAAATAGACCTTATTCTCAAGAAGAGAGATTAAAGAAAGATGAAGAAGAACTTGCGAGGCTCGTTGAAGAGCAAAAAGGTTCAAATGAGACTAGCGAGGAGAAAGATGAAGGTGAAGCAGAGCCGACTTCTGCTGAAGAAAAAACTATCAAGAAGCGATATGGAGATTTACGCAGACATACCCAAGAAAAAGAACAGCAATTTCAAAAGCAGTTAAATGATTTAAAAAGTCAATTAGACAAAGCTACTAAGAAAGAAATGAAATTGCCAAAGTCAGACGAGGATATAGAAGCATGGGCAAAAGATTATCCTGATGTTGCAAAGATTGTAGAAACAATAGCTATGAAAAAGGCTATGGAACAATCTAAAGCTCTAGAAGAACGTGTTAAGCAAATAGATGAAATGCAGATAAATGCTGTAAAAGATAAAGCTGAAGCACAACTACTAAGCTTACATCCTGATTTTAATGAGATAAGAGAAAGTGATGACTTTCATAATTGGGCAGACGAACAGCCTAAATGGGTACAAGACGCACTATATGAGAATGATAATGACGCAAGATCAGCGGCAAGAGCTATTGACCTCTACAAAGGAGATAGAGGTATTGGCAAGGAAACTAAGACAAAGAGTGATAAGAGTGCTGCTAAAGCAGTTAATACGCAAGGTACAAGAACAAACATTGATGCTACAGGGAACTCTAACAAAATTCGTGAGTCCACTGTGCAGAAGATGAGTGCTCAAGAATATGAAAAAAAATCAGAACAGATAATGGAAGCCATCCGTAGTGGTGACTTCATTTATGATATCTCTGGTAATGCTAGATAAAAGCTTGACAAAGTTTTTTTTCTATGTATAACTATAGATAACTAGAGGTGTATTACAACCCCTTTTGGATACTTGTGCTACACCTAACCCCACTTTACTAGATTACCCAATTATGTGAGCCTACAAAGGAATCGCTATCCTAAGTACAACCTCAACGCATGAATGGTCCTTATAAAGTAAAATGACTAAAACTAATAGTACACATTCCGTGTACATTTGATAAATGTTTAAGGAGATAAAAATGGCATTTACAGCAGCAGCTGGTTATGGTAATCTTCCTAACGGTAATTTTAGTCCTATTATTTACAGCAAACAGGTTCAACTTGCATTTCGCAAGGGGTCTGTCGTTGAAGCTATCACTAACAGTGATTACTTCGGTGAGATTGCTAATATGGGCGATTCCGTTAAGGTTATCAAAGAACCAGAAATAACAGTCAAGGAATATTCAAGAGGAACAACTATTACTCCTCAAGACCTTGATGACGAAGAATTTTCACTTACTATTGACAAAGCTAATTACTTTGCATTTAAAGTGGATGATATAGAAGAAGCTCATTCTCATATTAACTTTCAGCAGTTAGCATCAGATAGAGCAGCCTATAGACTAGCCGACCAATTTGACCAAGATGTACTTGGTTATATGTCAGGTTACAAGCAATCAGCTATACATGGTGCACCTGATACAGCTAACACTACTACTAATGGTACTGTTGCTGTTTCAACAGCCGGTTCTGACGAACTCTTATCTTCAATGAAAATTGATGCTAGTGACTTCGGTGGTTCAGCAGGTGACGCTATAGCTATTTTACCAAGAACAGGTGGAGCTACTACTGCTGCTCCTGCTAATGGAGATAGAAACCCATTGACAGTGATTGCTAGAATGTCTAGACTATTAGACCAACAAAATGTTGACACTAATGGTAGATGGTTAGTATTAGACCCAGTATTCATTGAAGTACTAAAGGATGAAGATTCAAGATTACTTGATTCAGACTTTGGTGGTTCAGGTTTACAGAATGGTTTAATAATGAACAACCTACATGGTTTCAAGGTTTATCAGTCAAATAATCTTCCAAGTTTAGGAACAGGACCTTCTACTACAGGTACTAATAGTTCTACAAACTTTGGTATTATTGTTGCTGGTCATTCTTCATCAGTAGCTACTGCCGAGCAAATCAACAAGACAGAGACTTATAGAGACCCTGATTCTTTTGCTGATATTGTTCGTGGTATGCATTTGTATG